AGAAGACATAGTTTGCTACTAAAGCTGTCATTAGACCCACCCTCTTAGATTTTCATTTGAACGTGCAACGTAATAAATTTCGCCACGTGAGATTCCAATATCTGCTAACTCATAATCAGTAAGTCTGCCTAGTTCTTTTTCAGTCGCCCGAATCATTTTGCGATTCGCCCTAAACTGATAAAGAGATCTCAGTGCATCAATGATAGTTTCAATTGCCCTCGTTGAGTAGCTGTGGGCTGCTAGTATTGCTTGTGTCATTTTGTTTCCTCGTTTGACCAATATTGATTTTACGAGGACGCATTTCTTCAGGGATCACATACTGCAAATCTATTGCCAGAATGCCATCTTGAATATCTGCTCCGTTTACATTTACGTGTTCGGACAGCCTAAAGGTTCGTTTAAATTTCTTTGTCGAAATGCCACGATGGATAAACTCTCTACCTTTAGAGACATGTTCCCCTGTAACAGTCAAGGTTCTATCTTTAACTTCTACAGTTATCTCATCTTGTGAAAAACCTGCAATAGCAAGTTCAATCAAGTAATCCGACTCAGATGTTCTAATGATATTATGAGGTGGATAATGATCTTGAGCATGTTTCGCTGTGAACTCTAGTTCACTGAACAGATGGTCAAAACCAACAAAAGATGAACGTGGGAATAGTTGTTGTAAGCCTGTCATTGTTATCTCCTTTTGATCAAGCAAGATTATATTACAGCCAGATTATTCTGCACTGCAACATTATTTATAACATATAATATAGTATAAGTTATGCTATTTGTCAATACCTAATATGCAAAAAAGTTAAGACCAACCAAAAGAAAATCCAACTCTAGAGCTATCAGGTACTGCACAATGATATACTCCTGTAGGCACGTATACAAAATCACCCTGTACTAGTCTTTTGGAAAATGTAGACTTAGTGGTCATACTCTGTGTACTATCATTATAGTCACAACCATTCTCAAAGATTTTCCAAGGCATAGATCCTTTTATCATCACAAAAAATACTTCCATTGGATCTTTATGAGGTGGAGATGCTAGAGCGTTAGGACTAAACCCCGCATAGCAATGGCAAGATATATCTAAAGTGTTAAGTATCTTTCCCAATTCAACTTTGACATTTCTAACAATAGGGAAATCATTAGTTTCAACACTAGCCCATATCTTATGCGGATCTCTTGCTCTAGTATTGCCATTAAGAAATGATTGATCGAAGTACGGTACTAGATCATCCCAACTAGGAAAAGCATTTCTAGAAAGATCTAACTGTCCATGAAATGCTTTCCTATTTGCTATAGCATCTGCTAGTCCGTCTGGGATCATTGCTATTTATTCCCAATATTGTATTTTGGACAAAGCTCCCATTCACTTTTCTCTTTGTAAGGAATGATTTTAATCAAGCGTAATGGAGCACATGGATATTCAGCATCCTTGTTTGCCCAATCAAGCAACCCCCAATCACTTAGTAATGTAGCGATTGTATTCCTACGCTCAACGTCTGTCTGTTCTAGATTTGCTTTTTTGCCATCAAGCATAAACAGTTCTTTAAAGTGGACTATAAAGTATCTGCCCTGTTTATGTAAGATATGACACGATTGAAACAACTTCTTATCTTTACGTGAAGCTACACCAATGCGAGTAAGTGTTTCTCTTATCTTTAAAAAATCATCTGGTTCATTTAAAGTGACTTCAAGCATATCGCTTGGCACCCATTCGACAATGTTATTTTCTTCCACCTTTGCTCACCTTCTTTTTTATTATTATTATTTGATCAGGTGATAAGAGAGGTAGAACTTGTTTGGCTTTATCTTTACTGTAACCATAGTATTCTTGTACCGCATCAATATCACTTTCACTTTCGGCTTTCATCCATTTCGAAAAACGTTTCCGCTTTCGAACTATATTTATAAGAAAGTGATATTGTAGTTTATTGTCAAGGTGATGGTACTGGTTCACCACATTAGCAAGACCAACAGTGTCATTAAAATAAGAAAGAGACCTATTAGTATGAAAAGGGCTATATCCTCGTTCATCTATGTCATCCTTCATTATGTCTTTTTTGTTGTCGTTAATACTTGTTACATAATCAAAAAGTTTAGGCATTATATTCCTTGTTCTATTCCACTATCTACCCAAGGCCATTCAGTTAAGGTAGCTTCCATAATCAATCGTTCAAGTTCGTCAGGAGTATATTCTCTGGTATTAGGATTAGTATTTATATGCACATCATTCGCATACAACTGAGGTACAGTTCTATGACCCTGTTCTTTAATAAATGCTAAAGCCATCTCATCTTCTTTAATATCTATAGTATAATACGAAATCTTTACTTTGTCTAGCATTTCTTTCATCAAATCACAAAAACCACAATTTGGTTGGGTGTATAATTTTATGCTCATCAACTTCTCCTTATTAATTCTTTAGACAATATTTTATTACCCAACCAGTAGGATCTAACTGATACCATTTGACTTGATTAGAATATCTACTGCTATCATCATGATGATTCTTATGCCAACCCTCACCAACTGTAAGTATTGCACATAAGATGTTATTGTTAGGTTTACCACCGAAATGGTTCAACCAGTTTAGAATTATTCCTGTAGAATAAAATGCATAAAGATTAACAGTACCCATAACAAGCCCGGGCAGCACTGGATCAATCAGCAGTAGTATTAGATTAATTGTGAGTATAACTCTAAAGTAATATTTTTGACAATGTTTTACGTGTTTATCTGTAATAAGATCTTTGATCAGCCTTCTGTGTAGTTTAGGCTCCTTATAAAATCCCAATAATATTTGCCACCATTTAAGAGTGGTTGGTGAATGTACATCTTCTTCTGTGTCACTGTGCTGATGATGCCATCTATGGATTGCACAAATAGTAATCGGCTTGCCAATACCCTGAATAGCGCCTAGCCACAAAAGAATGAATTTTCTGATACTTCCTGTTTGATAACTTCTGTGAATAAAATATCTATGCCATCCTGCATACCCACCTATCATTACTACAAGAACTGCCCAAACAATCGATGCAGCTATAGTATATGCAGATGAGTTAAGAAAACTGTATAGAACAGTAAAATGACTACTCAGCCATAATAATCTTAGTTTAGTTGCGTATGTCATACCTCAGATAACCTTGATATAAAACTTTCATCCATATTGTCATTAAACTTCCAAGTGCTAAAATAATATATAGTTTGATCGACACCACGAAATTTAGCTTCTGTCCACTTTATATCAGCACGATCCCCCATGATCAGTCGTAGCAGTTTTTCATTCTTCCATTTACCGATATCTTTATTTATAGATAGGTGCCTAGTAAAGAAAACAGTGTCTATATTACTGGATTCTAGCATAGGCTGAAGATGCTTTCTATACATATTATGCTCTTCTCTTAAAAATCTTAAATCTAGTTTTTTAAACGAGTTAAGCTTATACCATCTACTAAAGGTTCTTATAACATTTGGCGGCAGATTATCGTATTGATTGGCAAACCAACCCATAAACGGCTTGTCATTTTGCAACCAAAGAACCGCATACTTAAAGTTATATTCAGAAAGTCTTTGGTATGTAAATGGATCGTCAATAAGAGACTTTGTGTTTCTTGTGTCTGTTCCTACAGACCAAATGAATTCATCTACATACTCATCTCTGCGATCAGTAATATAAAGTTCATATCCATTTTCATCAGGCTGTCGAAGTAACAATTTCTTGATTCCTCTTTACTTTTCTGAGATTATCGTCAACTTCAATACAACTAACTTTCTTAGGTACAACCTCATAAGCACATTGATGCTTAGACACAAAATCTTTTTCGTTCATATTTCCTGTATAATAAATCACACACTGGTGGTTAACTTTCTGACAAAGTGCTAAGTCTGCACCACTATCAACTGCAACCTTCTCTAGCTGTTCAGGATATACTCTGTCTCCACAGTTTTCCATTTTAAACGCATTATGCTTTCTACCTGCAAAGAAAAACTCACCATCCTCAGTGTACTCTATAAGGTCTCCACTGTACCACCAATCATCTTGATCTTTATATTTACATGCCCATTCTATAGTTCCATCTTCATGATTAATGTTTTTATAATCAATCATAGGATTGATATCGTTGAAGTGATATATGTCTTGCTTCTCAGTTGACATAATCAAAGGTGGAACTTCAGTGCTTCCATATGCAGTATTAACTTTCTGAGCGCCCTTAGTTCTTAAATCTTCCATCATACCATTAGGTGTCACGTCACTACCAACTTGAGCTAGTCGAATATTACTAAGATCAAGGTTCTTCCATTTCTTGTGCTTGTGCCATGTCTTCCAAACATTAGGTAAGATTAGTGTGTGAGTAGGATTAATCTCTTTAAGTCGATCAGGGTAGTTCGACACAGTAGTTTCAATGAACACGTCACAGTTGGCAACTGCACATGGATACAGACTCATTGTAGTAAATCCAATACCTCTTGGATTGTACAGTGCCAACATACTACTGTTAGAGTTTAAGTCGAAATATTCTGCGTTATACTCAGCTATTTTTTGCATAAGCTTTGCATCGTGATTGAACACTTTAGGCTTGCCTGTAGTTCCACTTGTTGAAACTGTTACGTTCCAGTTTTCTAGGTAATCTATAACTGATGATCGAACATGATCATTGTCACAATCTAAATACTCTATACCGTCAATGTAAATCATTTTCTAAAACCTCTGAATATGTTGCACCATCATACATTTTTTCTCTTAA